GTCGCCAGTACGGGCATTACTTGCCACGCTTCTTAGCAGCCATGCCACCACGCATCATCTTTTTCTTTGCTACGGCACCGCCACGCATCATTTTCTTTTTAGCTGCTGTCTTCATCATGCCGCCGCCACGCATTTTCTTTTTAGCTACCATTTCTAAGTCTCCGTCTATCAATAACAAGAGAGTGGAATGTCTCTACAGGGAACTTCAAGTAGTATCCACTCTTTTCTAAACTCAGTGCGGCATCATCCAACACCGATAGTCTCTGCACGAATACCATGCAGTATTCTAACTCAGGGTCACTGACCCCATCTTGAAGTAGAAAATCCAGCCCAGCATCTTCCGCACTGTAGTCTGGATGAAATTGCATCAAATGCATATCGGCACCCTGAACTGACAGTGCCTCATTCATACCGTCACAGAAACCATCTAGGTATTCCATATCCGGTAATTCTTCACTAGCCCACACAACTATATCATAGTCGTGGGACTCAAACTGCTTCACTGCGTCTACCAGTCCATCCAGCCCCGTGTTGATGCTGAATGTTACCTTGTTATCTGTCCACGCCTGTTTTGCGTAGGGGCAGGGCGGTAGTCCGTTTAACTTCTCATTAGGTACTTCAAGAAAGTTATGTGACCAGTTACGTATGTCCTGTTCAACTCTATGCACGGGGATTACGCTTACCTGCCGTCCTTGTACGTGCGTATGACCTGTTCTTGGATGCTGGCTTTACTGCAAGATTAGCACGGCGATTATCACGAGGGTTGCCATTACGATGTGCTACATCCTTACCTGCAACTGCCACACCAGACTTCTTTAGCTTGTTACGTGCAGCATTACGACTGGTACGCCGCTTGATCTGTGCTGGGCGTGACTGGTAGTTTGCATACTCTTTTTTATAATTACGTGGAGCAGCCATTACTTCCTCTTGGCAACCCCACCCTTGCGCATAAAGCCCATACGATTACGTACAGGGGTAGGCAGCTTCTTCAGGCCGGAGTTGCCAGCCGGTACAGACTTGAGTGCGGCACCGCCCTTGTTCATGTTTTTCTTGGCAGTCCTAGATACATACTCACGAGTTGCATCAGCCTTAAATTTAGCACTGTCCTTTTTAAACTTTTTGTACTGATCCTCTTGCTTCAGACGCTGTGCTGCAGTAACTCGTGGTGCATCATAATCTGGCTTGCCTGTACGAGTATTGATAGCTGTGTACATTTTCTTTTTAGTTTTACGCCCTGAAGGTGCTGCAGTAGGTCGAGTCGTCGAAGCAGGTTTATCATTCTTCTTAGGGCGTGGTGGAGGAGGTGTCGGTTTAGCCGGTGTCTTTTTAGGCATACGTTTTGCCGCAGCACCTTCGGCTGTAGGCTTGCTGGTTGTCTTCTTCTTCTTATTAGACAGTACAGACCCACCACCCTGTGCTTCCGACTTAGCTGCTAAACGTCGTTGACGTGCAGATACCCGTGCTTCATCACGGGCTTGGTCAGACGTCTTAGAGGGCTTGCTCTTCTTCGGCTTGTCTGCATCCTTGCCTGTGGCAGTAGAGCCAGCAGCTACACCTGCTCCTGCGGCTGCTGCACCTGCAGCCTTACCACCGCCACTGCTCTTAGGCGGCTTTGGCAGTGTACTTGTATTTGGATTACGTGGGCTGACTCTAGGCTGCGTCACAGGCTTAGTCAAATCTTGTACGATGGACTTACCCTTAGAAGAACCTGTGGTTGTTACCGTTGCATTTTTAGGCGGGGTACGTGTAGTCACATTACCCGCTTTAGCAAAGCGCTTCTTAAATACTTCTGCTGCTTTTTTACTAGCAAACTTAAAAAATACTTTACCACCCGCAATAGCTAGGGGTACAAAAAATACTGCTGGGCCAGCCATGTGTCTATTCCTTTACCATTTCACTTTATGAGACCAGTACTTAGCACTCAGCTTGCTGGTCGGTTTACCTTGTGCATTATGTCTGGCATAATACGACTTCTTACGTGCCTTGTCTTTCTTAGACTGAGGGTTTTTACCGGCACCCCGTACACCCTGTTGTCCAAAGCGTATGAACTTATACTTGCCATCTTCCGATGCCATTACACAGTGTGACTTCTTAGGATGGTTAGGTGTCCTCTTAGGCTTGTTCACGCCCCTGAGACCCTCTTCCTTCATCTTGTTCTTGACTCTCTCTGGAATACTCACAGGGAAATACCTTTTTGTTTGATAGACTGCTCTACGCACTTGTACTGATACGTATGCGGCACAGGGAATGCCATACGCATCTGTGCTACCATTTCATGTACCCGCATAACACACTGACCTTCCGTCTCATAGGGGCCAAGAGTATCCTCTGCCTCAATGCATCTATCCGGCGCAGACATGACACAAGCCAATACCAATGCTGTAAACATTTCATTTGTCCTCTGACCAGCCTTCAGCCTTCATTGCATCTTCTACGTGTTTCAATGTAAATGAACGCCCATAGTGTGCCTCAACTGCTTGCCGCACGTAGAAGACATCACTGTGGGGAATATGGAGACGGTCTAGTGTATTAGTACGGATAGCATCATAGAATGCTTCCAGTACATTATCTGTGTATAGTTTTACGGATTTCTTTGCCATTGTCAAGAAAAAACTTTCATGTACGGGTTAAATACTAAGTCTACCACTTATAGTGTTCATTGTAAGTGTATTTAACATCTTTATCTAAAGACATTTAAGTGTATCACTGTAAGTGTAGTCTAGTTTATATAATTATACCTAAAAACACCCCCCTTGTCAATACATAAAATGATTATGCCCCAAAAATACCTTAATGTTGCACAAAAATTAGGCACATTGCACAGTGCTTGTGCATATACACTCAACAGTTACCCGTGTGGTTAACACTCAATTTTACTGATCTGTGTATTTGTCCATGAACGTATACGTAGACCGGGGTGGTGGCCCCTGCCTACCGTCGCTTGCCGTGACAGTTGAGGCTGATTTCGCCTGATAAACCAATGCCTTGTGTCTAGCTGGCAGAAAAACACCATATATAGAAGCGGCCCGGTAACTGTTTGCATATCAGTTAACGCCAGCCCGTGACAGGCAAGGCCAAAGCTGCAGGGATTGCGGTTAAATCAGAACGGCGATGCATCTAATCAACACAAGCCCTGCAGCAACCCTACCGTCAGCCTGTCTGAACATCAGACAACCCTCACCGGTCATGCCTGTTTATATCCTGTAACCGACACCGACACACCTAAAACCGACACGATATTGCCACTATAAATAGGGCAGCAATCCTGTCCTACTATTGAAATATAATTACCGACTGGGCAGCCTTTCACGAAAGAATATTGTTATTTTGGCCTTGTCAAATTATTGACGGGCTTGACAGATTGACTGGCTCAAATAGCCCTGATATAAACCTATTCATTATCTGCAATCCCGTAGATAACAGCTTGTCTGATGTTCAGACAGCAATCCGGTGATACCGGGGAAAGAACAAGTCATGAAAAACGTACGTATCAACAAGGCACAAATCGCAACCGCAACCGCTGCAGTCGAAGCTTTCAACAGCGCAGATGCATCAATCTGGATTGCTGTTGAAGCTGGCATCAAGTTGGGCAAAACGCTGATAACAGTGACAGCCCGCTGCACCGATGCAAACGGCAAGCTTGATCAAGTTGCATTCGATGCAGCGCTTGTGGCCCTGAAATTGCGGGACCGTGTACGGGGCGATGAAGATAAGCGGACAACGGCGCAACGTGAAAAGAACGGCCTTTCACGTGACAACCGTTCGCTTTGCATTCAGCTTGCCAAGGCCGGTCTGCCTAAGATCAAGAAAGCTTATGACAGAAAGGTAAAGGCCAACCCGTCATACAAGGCCAACAGTGTCAGCGGCATGATCAAGCTGATTAAGGCGACTGATCCTAAGGCGAAAGCTGCAGCCAAAAACAAGCCACCAATGGCACTGGATCAAGCCATTGCAAATTATCTTGCATTCGCCCGTAAGCATCACGGCATGACTAGCACCGAAGCGGTTGCCGCTGTTTCCAAGTTTTACGACAATCTGTCTGGCGCAATTGTTGATGCAGACAATGAGTTGGAAAAAGCACGCAAAGCTGCATAACCTGTCTGAACATCAGACAACCGGGTCGCCCTTCGGGGCGGCCCTTTTTTTGTGCCTTTTTTTTATTGGCATATGTCTATGACAGTAGTGGGGGGGCATGGTGTTGCAGCCTGTCTGAACTTCAGACAAGTAAGAGAGAGGGGGTATGACAGTAGTGGGGTGGTGTTGGTGATGGTGCAGGGGTCTAAAAATAGTTCCCGACTTCAGGTTGCATTTTGTGGTTGTGTTTGCTAATATGAGGAACATTATGGAAGTTGCATCACGGTGATGCAGCAAGGTTAATCACAGGTTGTCTGAAGTTCAGACAAGCAGATGGAAGGGGATACACATGAAAGACAAAGGTTTTGAAGGGGGCAACGTAGTGCCTATCACGGTGGGTCGAGTGACCTCATCGTGGGTGGAGATGCCCAGCGAGGCGAACCAACGCACCAAGCGTGGGTACACATGCATGGACGTGGGGCAAGCTGATGCTTCGTGGTCTACCTACCTGAAGGCAGCGGATCAGGAAAAGCGACAAGCTGTGTCCGCTAATCTCAAGGCGGTGTTGGAGCGTCACAAAAATCGTTCCTGACATCCGCTTTACATTGTGGATTGTTTGTGCTAAGTCTTATGCACAATTCGATATCAACTAGCTGTCTGAAGTTCAGACAAGGAGAACAGAGATGACTGAAGTTTATTTGGTGAACATGAAGCACGGCAGTGCGGACTACACATCTGCCCACTACAAGTCCGGTGATTGGATATGCTTCCGCAGTACGCATGACATCAAGGCTGCGACTGAGATGGCAGAGAACCTGCGTGAAGGTGGGTGGGAAGTGATCGTGCAGTCTGTGCTGCTGGATGCAAATGGGGGAGTTAAGCTTGATGGGTAAGATTGCAGGATGCATGTTCATGGTGGTGGTGAGTGCGTTTGTCTCGCCATTCGCCTTTATCAACCTAATGGAAACAGGTGGACCTATCTGGGCTTATGCCTTGGTGGCGTGTGGTGTCTGCTTTGGTGGTGGCTGGGTTGCTGCTGCGTTCTATATGGAGGAAAGATACGATGACTAATATTGATCAGCAATGGCGTGAGGGTAAGACATTGATGCGCATGTCTATGTACAAGGCTCATGTGCATGACTGCGAGAACACCCGACGGCATTTTGATGTGCCGCCACTCGACTGGCACACATTCAAGTTCCGGGTGTGGCCTGACTTTGAGAAGTATGTATCAATGGGTGGTGATATGAAACTGCGGCGGCGTATGCAGTGCATAGACCATGCCTTTAATTTAGCTGGGCATATTCAACGTAAAAAACTAGCTGTCTGAAGTTCAGACAAGGAGAACAGAAATGACGTATCAACTTATCGGTGTGGGTAACAACGCCAAGACCATCAAGGGTGATGGTTCAGAGTATCTGACTGCTATCAAGTACATGCAGCCCTACAAGACTATGTTCAAGGGCAAGGTGCATAACCTGTGCGCTATGGCTGACATGGCTGGGTGTGCAGAGCCGTGCCTTAGATGGGCTGGCCGTGGTCAAATGTCCAGCGTTCAACGTGGTCGAGAACGCAAGACCATGTGGTATCTGTCTGACCGTGTGGGTTTCATGGATGCGCTTGTCAATGACATCACGGTGTTCAGGCGGCGGTGTATCAAGAATGTTGTGCAGCCATGCGTCCGTCCCAATGGCACTAGCGACATCATGTACGAGAAGTCTGGCATCATGGAGCAGTTTCCCGATGTACAGTTCTATGACTACACGAAGATTGTCAAACGTGCTTACGCTGACCTGCCACCTAACTACCACCTTACGCTGTCGTACAGTGAGGCTGACATGAACTATGCAGACAGTGTGCATCAGGCTGTGCTTGACACTGGCGTCAACATGGCTGTAGTATTCCGTCACAGCTTGCCGGACACCTTCCGTGGGTTGCGTGTCATTGACGGTGACAAGGACGACCTGCGATTCCTTGACCCCAAGGGTGTAGTCGTTGGCCTTGTGGCAAAGGGCAAGAAGGCCAAGCAGGACACGTCCGGCTTTGTTATCAACTAGCTGTCTGAACATCAGACAAGGAGATGTATAATGACATACGCAGTACACATGCAGACTTTGGAGAACTATGGCGCACATGACGATGACGGTAAGTTTGAGAGTGGTAATGCCTACTGGAAGTTCAAGGGTGGTGATACATACCTTGTGTCAGGTGTTGACCGACCAGCGGACGCTATGGCATTCGTGATGGCGACCTTCGCTGTCAACAGTATCGGCGTCAAGGAGATACCCACAGACGTGGAGACACAGGCTGAGTGGGAGGCCAAGCTGGCTGATCTCAGCGAGGACTATCAGGAGTTCCTGTGGGAGACTGTCAATCGCATTGACGTGCCTACATTCTTCGACGGGAAAGAAGCACCCCGCTATTATCATCAGGCTGCACATGCACAGGGAAAGGAATTAGTACAATGATTTATCACTGCTCACATTGGGAACTTTTGTCAGGCACTAAGAATGTCTGGAAAGCTATGAACTCAAACAACACCAAGAGTGTCCTTGTCGTGAAGGACATTGGGTGCTGGGTGCTGGACATCACGTATCTCAACGGCAAGGGAGGGCATTATTCGGCGCACAACACTCGTGACGAAGCGTTCCGCAAAGCTGAAGAACAGGCGTGTTGGCTGGTAGATGAAAATTTTCATCCGATGGTGGTTGACAATGGTCAAACGTCCTGATACTGTAAATCCTATCGCTAAAGCACTGCTTCAAACGCACAGGAGACGGCAGCAAGTAGTGCCAGACAAAACAAAGTACAACAGAAAGAAGGAGAACAAAGATCATGCAAATCAAAGTAGAAAGCATGAAGCGGGTGACGCCAAAGACTGACAGTCAGCGTGACCACTGGCGTCGTGTGAATAAGTCTAAGAAGCTTACTCGCAAGGCGCAGCGTCAGGCTAAGTTGTTTCAGCAACGTGCTGCCTGACCTGTCTGAACTTCAGACAACAAACATTGAGTTAGCCGCAATGGTGTGGCTATCTCACCCAAACCAACAGTAAAAGGAGACATATCATGTCATACATCAAAGTCAAAGCTATCAACCTCGTTCACGCACTCTCAGGTGCCAAGCCTTCGATTGACCGTACCAATGAGCGTGACTTCAATCACATGGGCAAATACTATGCTGGACCATCTGAGAATGGTCAGTTCTTTCAGGTTAATGATGGCAAGCACATCCGTTACTACGGCATGCCATTCTACAATCTGTATCGGATTGTGTCCAAGAACGGTAGCGACTTTGTAATCCATGAGGCTAAGTAGTCTCGCCAACGGGGTGGCTTTCGGGTCACCCCATTTCACAGGAGATTGTAATGATACCAATAACTCAATACACAGTAGACGACTACAACGTGACTGTCTTCCGGGGGCATGTGCGTGAGGATGGACGTATCCTGCACGGCATCCGATCTGACGGCGTTCTTGAGTGGCGTTTACCTAATGCCTTCAAGAATCACGAGAAGAACAGACGCAAGCGTAACTCTGAGCGTCGTGCTAGGCGTAAGCGTTGGCTGGATAAGTATAAGCTGCATAAAGGCTGCAGTGTCTGTGGCAACAAAGATATGCATCCTTGGCTGCTGCAGATGGATCACATTGACCCATCCACCAAGAAGGCAAACGTCGGTGACCTTGCTACAGGTAGCCTAAAGAAACTCATGGCAGAGGTACGCAAGTGTCGTATCATTTGTTTCCCTTGCCATGTGAAGCACACAACTGAACAGAACAAGATAGAGGAAGTGACGTGAAGACGATAACTGTGAACATCAAACACGAAGACCGCACCATACTTGAACGTAAGGTGGAGGATTACTTTCGTGGCTATCACCCATTCGGGTATGGCACTAGGCTGGAGACACCAGCGTACTACGACGAAGACCAGCAATGTTGGGTGGCTGTGATATCCCGACACACCTCTTGTGATTAGGGAGATTGACAATGGAACTACCGCTTGACCACGAGCCTAGTCTTAACCACTGGGCGAAGTGTATCGCTGACCATGACCTAGAGACCGGCCTTCACACAAATTGGGATCATGCCTACGAAGAGGCATGGCATGGGCTGGATGCTGAATTTAACTACACTTATGAATATCAACTTGGATAGGAGAATGACTATGGCAAAACAAAAGACAGAATGGGAACTACGCCGTGAGGCTGCGACTAAATCGTGGAAGTCTATGACTCCACACCAGCAAGAAGCTATGATGACACTGCTCAAGGCATGGGTGCCGATTCGCACACGTGTCAGTGAGATGTGTTCCCTTGACTACGATGATCTACGTGCAGTTGACCAAGCATGGTGGAAAGTCAAAATGGCACTTGTTGACAAGGACGTTGAGATTAAAGAGTGGGACTTTTAATGTTTGCAGAAGCACTCGTATGCCTTGCACTGAACGTGTATCACGAAGCCCGTGACCAGCCCTTCATTGGGCAGGTTGCGGTAGCCCAAGTGGTAATGAACAGAGTATATGACGATAGGTATCCTGACACTGTATGTGATGTGGTCAAGCAAGGTCCAACGTACTCATGGAAGCAGGACTTCCCTGTCCGTCACCGCTGTCAGTTTAGCTGGTATTGCGACGGTAAGTCAGACAAGACACCTGACCAGACAGCGTGGCAGCAAGCTATGTTGATTGCACAGGGTGTACACACAGGCAACCTTGACGACTTCGTTGAGGGTGCGACACACTACCATGCAACCTATGTTCTGCCTGAATGGGCAGAAAGCAAGATTCCTGTCGTACAAATAGGTGACCATATGTTCTATAGGTGGGACTAGTGGATATTATTATCTCACTACTCATCTTTTTAGTACTAGCAGCGTTGACTTTGTGATATCTTAGTGATATAACAGAGTAACAGTTAACAATCACGAAAGGAGAACTACCATGCCCTTAGACTTTACCTCAAATGATATCGTACCTGATCACATCAACTTCCCTGTGGAGTTTGAGCCAACCAAGTATGACAAGTCCAAGTATGTCATTAATGGCGATACAGGCGAATACCTTGGCATCGTCGGCAGCACCTTCAAATGTGCCAGCCACGGTGACTTCTTCACCCGTGCGCACAACGCTATCTCTGAGCATCTTGGAGAAAGCTTCTGTGAAAGCATGAACATCAGCTTCGATGCGGCACGTAACAATGCATGGGTCAAGATGGACATGCGTATGCCTAATGTCCTTCGCAAGATTGAGACAGACAAGCATACCACTACCATTGCACCACGCCTTATTGCTCTACACGGTATTGATGGTAGCTGCTCCAATCAGGTGTACTACGGTGCTATTGACTTCTTCTGCACCAATGGAATGGTCACAGGTGACTATGACAAGATCAAACGTAAGAATACCAGTCGTTTCGATCTAGAGACGTTCATTGATGAACTTCAGCACACTGTGTCTGATTTTCACAACACGGCTGATGTGTATCAGAAATGGGCTGAGACAAAACTGCACACTGTTGATGTCAAGGCTCTGCTTGATACCATCATCACGGATTCAGATCGTAAGGCACAAAAGATGTTCAGCTTATGGTGTCAAGAAGTCAGTACACGTGGCTGCAATATGTGGTCTCTGTACTCTGCCTTTACGAACTATGCTAGTTACGCTGACGAGAAGAATGGGTTCACACTGAAGAACACTAACAACGATACCGCCGCTACATCTATGTGGTCACGTGAACAAGAGGTAGCTAAGTGGATTGCTAGCCCTCAGTTCCGTCGGTTGTCTGAACTTCAGACAGCGTGACATGATGTCGCAGCTTACTGAACTCGTACAGGACTACTACAAGTCCTATGATTACAGGAACTTACGTGATGAAACTAAGAAACAATATGAATACTTCATCAACGTAATGCTCAACACTGAGGTGGACGGACAGGCTCTGTCCACCTTCGACTACACATCTTTGCCAACACGTGCGGCGAAGGTTGCGTACAACCAATGGTGCGAGAAAGGTATTCATATGGCTAATCATATCATGTCAGCAACGTGTATTGTTTTTAATCACGGTCTGCGCATGGAGATGTGCGTTATAAATCCTTTCGCTAACGTGCGTAGGAGAACGCCTGAGAGGCGTAAGACTGTCTGGACTAGGGATGATATCCAAAAGTTCCTAGACGCAGCGTACAGTGATTTTAATACTCGTAACATAGGTTTGATTGCGCACATGGCATATGCTTGGTGCCAACGTCTAGGAGATATGAGACTACTAAAGTGGGAAAGTATACATTTTGATAGTCAGACTATACAAATTGAACAGTCCAAGCGTAAAGCAGACGTGCATCTACCCATTGACGACGACTTATGCGACATGTTGAAGCAGCAAGAAGAAGACTTCGGCTTTCAGAAGTATGTTGCCCCACGCCCATATGCAATTCAGGGTGAGTTTAGACCATACAGCTTGCAAAAACTGCCTACATATGCACGTAGGGTAATGGATGACGCTGGCTTGCCGCAGGAACTGCGACTATCTGACCTGCGACGTACTGGTACAACGGAAATGGTGGAAGCTGGTGTAGGTATGGCACAAATTATGTCGGTTACAGGACATGCAAATCCTAGTTCAGTAAAACCGTATATGAAAAATACGTTGAAGAGTGCAAATTTAGCTTTGACAGAACGTAGAATGCATGCTACAAGCATACCAACTGCCGCAAAGGAGAGTGAATAACATGTATAGTATATATAACACTGTAAGTGATATCATACTTGATATAGACTTACCTGTAGGTGATTCCAAAAGAGTGAATTGCCCTAACTGTGGTGGAATTAAAACATTCACCATTACCAACAGTGAGGGTAAGCTTTTATGGAATTGCTACAAAGCTTCGTGTAATGTTAAGGGTGCCACACGAGTGCCTATGTCCGTAGACGACATCAGTTCGATACTGGATGGCCGTAGTACAAAGCAGGATGAGACATTCTCATTGCCTGAGTATGTAGTTCCTCGTACATACGACATAGCTGAGTGGGCATGGGAGTTGTACAAGATTGACGCAGAAGAACTTGGGCTAATGTACGATGTCAAAGAAGATCGTGTAGTCTTTCCCATCAAGCACGACGGTAAGATCATAGATGCTACGGGACGTGCTATGAAAAATATTCAGCCTAAATGGAAAAGATATGGAAATAGTGGCTTGCCATATGTGTGTGGACATGGTAAAGTCGCCGTAGTTGTTGAGGACTGCGTGAGTGCAGCCGTTGTTGGTTTCGGTTCTCCATCCTTTGTCGGGGTTGCGCTTCTAGGCACGTCATTGCAAGAGACGCATAAAGGGTATCTCTCGCAGTTCTCAACAGCAATTATTGCACTAGACCCCGACGCACTAACTAAATCAATTGAGTTCAGTAAGGAACTTAGAGGGCATGTAAACGATGTTCGTGTCCTACGTCTTGAAGACGACCTCAAATATCGTAACCCGACAGATATGGAGAATTTACATGGAATTATCACTGATTAGAAGTATGATGGACAAAGAGTTCTACGACGACCATCGTGGAGCAAGATGCCCTGATCGCTTATTCAGCAAAGATGTGCAGAAGATCAAGAAGACCATTGATGCTGCAATGGACAGGTACGCACGTACTGTAACACCAGATGAAGTTGAGGCGTTGCTACTTTCTAACAACCCTGCAATGACTACATCAGAGAAACAAATCTTTACTGGTCTGTTTCAGAAGATCAAACGTGAAGCCCCTATGGGCGGTGATGTGGCACAAGAGGTTCTGTCTAAGTTGTTTCAGAAGGTTGTGGGCGAGGACATTGCACGGCTTGGTGTGGATTACGTCAACGGTGATCGCTCTACTTTAGAGCCGTTGAGACATATGTTGGAGCAGTACGGCGAAGACTTCACTCCTAATCTCAACGTAGAGTGGGAGGACATTGACATTGAAACATTGCTTGCACGTAATGACCTTGAGGCACGATGGACATTCAACATCCCTACGCTTGCACGTAAAGTGGAGGGTGTTAATGATGGGCATCTGATTGAGATTGGCGCACGGCCTAACACTGGCAAGACATCATTTCATGCCAGCTTAATTGCTAGCCCCGGCGGCTTTGCCCATCAGGGTGCCAACTGTATCATCCTCTGTAATGAGGAGGGTTATCACCGTGTAGGCGCACGTTATCTGACAGCAGCTACCGGTATGACCATGCAGGAGATCAAGAAGAATCCTAGCAAGGCCCGTGATCTATACGCACCTGTCAAGGAACGTATCAAGATCAAGGACGCCACTGGACGTGACATGGCATGGGTTGAGAGTATATGTAAGTCCTACAAGCCTGACATCGTCTTGCTTGATATGGGTGACAAGTTTGCTAGAACAGGCGGGTTCTCTCGTACTGACGAAGCACTCAAGGCCAACGCTATCCATGCTCGTATGATTGCCAAGCAGTACAACTGTGCAATGTTTTATATGTCACAGCTATCTGCTGAAGCAGAGGGTAAGGTTCTTCTTAATCAGAGTATGATGGAAGGATCACGTACAGGTAAGGCAGCAGAGGCTGACCTTATGGTTTTGATTGCCAAGAATCCCATTGTAGAGGGTGCGGACGAAGAGGATAATCAACGCCATCTTAACATTGTTAAAAACAAGTTGACCGGGGTGCATTGTGTGGTACACTGCGAACTGGAAAACCAAACAGCGAGGTATACAGTATGATACATAAAAAATTCAATCCCGTTGATTACGCTTTGTACGATCAAAAGGCAAAGGACAAGACTACGGAATATTTGCAAGGCTTGGGTTACCAAGTTGTCGATCATCCTAATCGTTATGCACAAGACCTGATTGCAAAGTCAGAGATGAATGAGTTTATGGTCGAGTGTGAAGTCAAAGTTTTATGGAAGACAGACAGCTTTCCCTTCCCAAATGTGCAGTTACCAGAACGCAAAAGTAAGTTCTTGAAAGAGCGTACTCTTTTCTTTATATGGAACGAGCAGCTTACTCGTGCCTTTACGTTCTGGTCAGATGATGTCAAAAAACTGACACCTGTGGAAGTTCCCAACAAACGTGTACGTAGGGGTGAGTACTTCTATCAAGTGCCGCTTGATATGACACAGATGGTAGAGGGGTGACATGAAACTAACTCTTGACGTAGAGAACACGGTCACACACCGTGACGGCAAGCTGCATCTTGACCCATTTGAGCCAGAGAACTCACTGACTATGGTAGGGATGCTGACTGACCAAGGTGTTGAGCATACGGTTACCTTTGACCATAGTAAGGTAGATGCTGATGAGAATGGACATGTATTGGTTCAGGAGTTTCTAGATGCCACTACTATCTTAATCATGCACAATGCAGCACACGACTTGCTTTGGCTCTGGGAATCCGGCTTTAAGTATGATGGGCCTGTGTTCGACACGATGCTTGCTGAGTATGTACTGCAACGTGGTATCAAGGAGCCGCTGTCTCTAGAGGCTTGCGCTGAACGATACGAGTTAGATACTAAGAAGCAAGACACACTGAAGGAGTATTTCAAGAAGGGCTACACTACTCGTGATATTCCGCATGATGAGTTGTTGGAGTATTGCTCTGCTGACGTACATGCTACGCAGCAGTTGTGCGATAAACTTATGCTAAGGCTAAACAGCAATGAAGACAGCAGCTTACGTGGTACAGTTGACCTTACTAATCAGGTAGCTGTCTGTCTGTCACGCATATATCAGCGTGGTTTTGCAGTTGACACAGGCTCTCTAAACACTGTGCGGCAGGAGTTTGAGCAGGAGCGAGATGATCTTCAGCGTGATCTTCAGTCACACGTGCGTAAACTTATGGGTGACACTCCTATTAATCTAAACAGCCCGGAGCAATTGTCTTGGGTTGTGTATGGACGTAAAGTATTGGACAAGCAGTATTGGGGCAGTGTCATTGACCCATATATGGATACTGCAGATTTCCGCAGTCTTGTTTCCAGTGGTACAGAACGCCTTTACAAGACAAAAGCTACGCAGTGCAGTGAATGTAACGGAAGAGGCAAAGTGCGTAAGACTAAGAAAGACGGCTCACCTTTTGCTAACGCCACTAAGTGCAATTCTTGTGGTGGTTCTGGCTATCACTTTATATCGACCAAAGAATATGCGGGACTAAAGTTTAAACCGCCATCTGCCAAGTGGGCTAGTGCGAATGGTTTTAGTACAGGTAAGCAAAAGCTAGAAGTTCTTGAGGGTACAGCACGTGCCAAAGAAATGACAGATGCCGTAGACTTCCTGTCAAAAGTTCGACGCTTGTCTGCTGTGGATACGTACCTATCGTCTTTTGTAGAAGGTATTCGTATGTACACTAAACAAGATGGAAAGCTTCATGTCCGGCTGCTGCAGCATAGGGCATCTACAGGACGACTATCTAGCGTTGATCCTAATATGCAGAACATGCCCCGTGGCGGTACATTCCCTGTCAAGAAGGTGTTTGTATCACGTTGGGAAGGTGGCAAGATTATGGAAGCCGACTTTGCGCAGCTAGAGTTTCGCACTGCCGCATATTTATCACAGGATGGAGTTGCAATTGAAGAAGTATCTACTGGGTTTGATGTACACAGTTACACCGCTAAAGTTATTACCGATGCTGGTCAGCCTACGGATAGGCAGACTGCAAAGGCTCACACGTTTGCACCGCTTTATGGCGCAACAGGCTTTGGGAGAACGCCAGCGGAGGCAGCATACTACGAACACTTTACGAAAAAGTACGAAGGAATCGGGTTATGGCACTCCAAATTGGCTAAAGAGGCTATAAGCACACAGAGAATTACCACTCCATCTGGTAGGCAGTTTGATTTCCCTGATGTGAAACGCACTGCAAATGGCAGGGTTAGTAACTTTACTCAGATAAAGAACTACCCAGTGCAATCATTTGCTACTGCAGACATTGTGCCTATAGCCTTATTGCATATTGATAAACTTCTGGAGAATATGCAGTCATGCGTGGTAAATACTGTACACGATTCTATCGTTATTGATGTTCATCCAGATGAAGAAAGAAGTGTAATAGATGTTATTACACAGACAAACAAAGAACTACCGGGCTTGATTACCATGCGTTGGGGTATGGTGTTCAATGTACCTCTGCTATTAGAGGCTAAAATCGGGCCAAATTGGCTTGACACTAAAGACGTAACATGATATAACTACGACTCTTAAACTGAAGAAAAGGAGAAATAAATGACACAGGTTACTACAATCGACACTAACAACTATGCGGCAATGGCTAAGTTAACAGGCATTGCTAGTGAGGGTACGGGTAGCAAGGGAAGCACCCTAGCCCGTATGCGCATCAATCATTCACCTATTCTGGGTGATGAGTCTATCCTTGTAAAAGGCGGCACCTACAAGCTAGACATTCCAGATGGCCCCACTTACTACGCACCGTCAATTAAAATTCGTGCATTCTTGCAGCGTTTTATGTATAAGCGGTGGACTTCTGACGGCTTTGTCAAAACACTCATGGCTGATAATCTTGAACTTGATCTGAAAGATAATTTCGGTGGTTTTAACTGCGGTAAACCTGCCGGATACGTCAAGGACTTCAAGGCACTAAAACCTGAACTGCAAGAACTTATCAAGCAAACTAAGCGTGTAAGAGCAGTGTTTGGTACAGTGGAGATGTCTAGCCCAGTAGATGAGAAGGGTAAAAAGGTATCCCTAGAACCTACCCCATTCATATGGGAGATAGATAACCGGGAGGCTTTTGACGAGTTGGGGAACACCTTTAAGCAGCTTGCCAAGATGCAGCGTCTTCCAGTGCAGCATCCCATCACACTAAATACTGATGAGCGTAAGCTACAGACAGGTGGAAAATACTATGTTCCTGTCTCTTCACTTGATCTGACGACTACTTTGGAGATGGACAATGCAGATCAAAAACTTGCAGGAGACTTCTTATCGTGGATTGAAAACTACAATGTCTACATTGCCAATGCTTGGGACGAAAAGAAGCAAGCCCAGATGATGGATGAAGAAGACAGTGACATTGTAGATGATCTTGTCGATATAGAAGTTGAAGAGGTAGCATAATGAATCACCCTGCTGAACTGGCTGTGCATCAGTACATGGAGAACGCTGTTAAGGGTAAGTCCTCAATGTCAGAGGATACCATTAAACAGGTAGGTCAAGATGTAATGAACGCACTTCAACGCCAGTTTGGTGGGGGTAACAAGCGTGACAAGTTTGGTCTGCGTATGTCAAACGTAGGTAGGCCAACTTGCCAGCTTTGGTTTGAGAAGAACGAACCAGAGAAAGCGTTACCCTTTCCAACAACATTTGTAATGAACATGATGCTTGGAGACATCGTAGAGGCGGTCTTCAAGGGTCTTCTGAAAGAAGCAGGAGTGCAGTATGAAGATGATGAAAAGGTTACTCTACAGCTTGACGACGATACATCCATCACTGGCACCTATGATATTGTTATTGACGGTGCTGTTGATGATATTAAGTCAGCATCTAATTGGTCGTATACTAACAAGTTTGAATCTTTCGACACACTAAAGAAAGGAGATGCTTTCGGTTATGTAGGACAGCTTGCTGGCTATGCAAAAGCGTCAGGAAAACGTGCAGGTGGATGGTGGGTAGTGAACAAAGCTAACGGCCAGTTTAAGTACGTACCAGCTACAGGCATGGATGTTGAGGAAGAAGTAGGTAAGATCAAAGAGACATCAGATGCGGTTGAAGCTAACAAGTTTGAACGCTGCTTTGAGGCCGTGCCTGAAACATTTCGTGGTAAGCCTACAGGTAATACTATGCTTGGTACAGAGTGTGGTTTCTGTCGCTATCGTTTCTCGTGCTGGCCGGAAATACAGGAACTACCTGCAGTAGCATCACAGGCTAAGAACCCTAAAACAGTTGCGTATGTAAGTCTGGCTGAAGAGTATGCCTAACTACAAAGCATTTCGTGCGGCACGAAAATATGGGTATAGGAGTGGATTAGAGCATAAGCTTTCCGTTTATCTAGATGAACTCAAAGTCAAGTACGACTACGAGAACATAAAAATTGAGTGGGAAGACTTGGCCTACCGCACCTATACTCCTGACTTCATACTGGACAACGGTATCATCATTGAGACGAAGGGCATGTTTACGGCGGCTGATAGACGCAAGCATCTTGCAATCAAGAAGCAGCATCCTAAGTTAGACCTTCGTTTTGTATTTGAAAACAGTAGACGTAAGCTGCGTAAAGGTGCTAAGTCTACATATGCAGAGTGGTGTATTAAATACGGGTTTAGATACTATGACCGCATCATTCCCGAAGATTGGCTAAAGGAGAAGGGTAAAAACAATCACCCTAAGTTTATCAAGTTTAGTGGAACCAAAGTGAAGAGGAGATGAGCATGACAGATCATATGACATTTGAAGATGAGGACTTTGTAATTCGTGTAAGACCTACCGTATCGGACGAAGACTGGACAGGTGAGATAGACATCTCTATTATTTCTGGTCCAGATAATCCTATGGATGATGAAAGCTACTCACAGCTAATGCACTTTTGTAAAATGATGTGTGCTACAGTACCTATCATGGAACAGGACGAAACAATCCGTAATCTTGTTCACACATATGTCATGGAAGTTGTTGACAACGAGATGGGTATTGATGTAGAACTTGAGGAAGAGTTGGGTGTAGAGAAAACGTACGATGGTAATGTTGTACATCTCAACTTCAACAGTAAGACCGGGGGCAATGCCTGATGAGGCATGAGCAGTACATGAAAAACAAACTAGCTGAAGATGAGGAGAAATTGATGGATGAGTATTACACAAAGCAAATGAAAGATACAAAGACAGATATGGTCAACAGTCCTTCGCATTACAATCAATCAGGTATTGAGTGCATTGCTGCTATTCAGGCTGCGCTAGGACCGAACTTCAAGTATTACCTACAGGGTAATATTATGAAGTACATGTGGCGTTTTGACTACAAGGGTAAGCCGCTTGAGGATTTGCAGAAAGCACAGTGGTATCTTAACACACTTGTAGAAGATGTGATGGCGAGTGATGAGAGTTAAGGTATACATCAACATTGACATTGACCCTGAAGAATATCCTATACCTGCCGATGAGGACGTAGGCACGGAGATCGAAGACGGCATAAAAGAATACTTCTATGATGTAGAAGGTGCCGAAATACGCAACATAAAAACATTAACGGAGTGAGAAACATGAACAACTATTTACCAACAGACTACCAAAACTTCATTGCTCTTTCACGGTATGCCCGATGGAAAGAGGATGAGCAGCGTCGTGAGACATGGGGTGAGACAGTCGCACGATACTTTGATTATATGACACAGCATCTCAAGAGTAAGCACAAGTATGTCCTGTCGGATGAACTGCGTGGTGAACTTGAGCAAGCTGTGTTAAACCAAGACATCATGCCAAGCATGAGAGCATTGATGACCGCTGGACCTGCGCTTGACCGTTGTCATGTGGGCGGTTACAACTGCTCTTACGTACCTGTAGATAACCCTCGTGCCTTTGACGAGACTATGTACATACTCATGTGCGGCACTGGTGTAGGCTTCTCAGTAGAACGTCACAACATTGAGAAGCTACCTGTCGTCAACGAAG